GTTCTGACTGAAGAAGAAATCTATCAGAAAATAATTGAAGTATTTACAAAGGGAATGAAAGATCCTATTGAGGACCCACGTGAGATCCTGTCTATTCCGAAATGGAAATCTCTCCTAGATTTTCTTGGATTTGAACTGAACATGATTGAGTCAAATCGTCTTGAAAGTCCCTCGGATCTTAGATATTCACATTTAAAAGGTTGGATAATAAGCCAGGAATCTTTATTTACCAAGCTGTTTGTAGATGATTCCTATGAGATAAATAAGAAAAATGAAATTCCTTTGGCGATTCATATTACGACTAGACCGTGGAAGTGTTTAGATTTTGGTGATAATGATTATCATTATTTCAGTGTCAATATAGGAGGTGAGAGATCCAAGGTACCCGAACTTGCCGATCTAATCTGGGGTGGTAAGGTTTTTAAAGAAAAATTGCTTGATAACAGTTTTTCATTTAGTGAGATGGATAAAGATGTTATTGCTATTCGACAAATTGCTGTGGATCTTATAGAGAAGGTTTCCCAAGGGGAGAGTTGCGAATCTGCTTTATCTGAGATGATTGACGTAACGAATTTAAATCCCGAAACAATGAACTTGATTAGAAGGGGTCATCCTAAATTGTGGCAAGAAATCATTAAAAAAATCCCGAATGATGCAGCAGAGACCTCAGCCGATCTAGGCGAGTTAGGATTCTAAATATATAAGTGAATGAAACACATCCAGACCTATACACTCTACGAGAATAAGACAAGACAAGATCTTGAGAGTGAACTTAAACATGCTCTATACGAAACCCAGGCGGGCAAGGATCTGCTTGCTATTAACAAAATTACAGGCATGGCTTCTGAAAGTCATAAAACTTGGGCTAGATTTTCGTACGTTAAACATGGCGGTGCTACGGTATTTCCTGCTGTTGAGACCAATCATACTAGGAAAAATTTCGCTTTTGGAGATCCAATTCCAACCACCTTTGATGGAGACATTATATGGTCCTGGGGATATAGGCCTGTTAGTGGATATGGTAACGTATATTTACCTGGCGGAGACTTTTCCACGGCAGAAGATTGTTTGAGATCTCTTTGGGAGGATCTTGTCCTTCTTATTTGTGACGCGGAGATCTTTCCGGATGTTTTAATAAGGAAAGAACACGTAGAGCTTATTAAGTCTAATATTAAACTATTTGAGGGACATGCCTACGACACAGAGGATTTAAAATTTCTAATCACCAATCTCAAGGACATTCTATCAATGCAGGTTCAGCCCAATACTGCAAATATCTTGCGTCAGAGGTTTCCCTCAATCTGGCAAACCATGAGTGACACTCCCGGTATTACAACTTTTGCCGACTTAGGCGAGTTGGGATTTTAAATTTATAATGAATTATTTATTACATTTGGGACATGAAAGATCATTCCCTTGCTAGGGCTAGACAAAAATGGAAATCATACGGGATCGAAGGTCAAGGTCCCGTAGAAGATACCCTTGTTATGGATCTTGGCGATGAGCATTTACTTAATATTATTAAACATCTAGAAAGACGAGGTCGCATATCCACCCTCCTTGCAATCTATTATACCATGCACGCAGAAATTGCCTGGCGACTGCGTGATCATTGGACTCCATACTCCGAGTAAATATTTTTTAATAAATGATGATCTAGCTGGAATTCTAGCAAAGGATCATTGGGCTTGGAAACGGGCTTGGTTTAAACTCCCAAAGATATATAGAACCATGCAAGATAATACTCATACCGAAAAAGAAACATTAACGGGATTTGTTCCCAATCACCTCCACCTCCTAGTTAGAGGTCACATTCAGAATCCACCTAGAGAGGAAGAGGTTTTGAATCAATGGTTAAAAGATCTAGTCGAAAGAGTCCGCATGGTAGTTGTTGCCGGACCCACTTCAGTCTACGTGAATGAACCAGGCAATGAAGGTATCACAGGAACAGTCACACTCGCTACTTCACATGCAGCTATTCATGTTTGGGATGCTAAGGATCCTGCCTTCTTTCAATTTGATATTTATTCATGTTCCCAATTTTCAGCAGATGAGGTGTTAGATCATTTCGATCGATTTGATCTTATTTCCTGCGAATGGATGTACATTGATAGAAATAATGGACTAAAGGTTGTGTTAGAAGGTAAAAGATAATAAGATGAGACACCTAAAGAATTTTAAAATATTTGAAACCAAAATTGTTACTGTAGAGGACTGGGCTGGTGCATGGCAAGAACTCCCCGAATGGAAACTTCTACTGCTGATGGGGTTTGAAATTTATGACACAAACAAAAACGGAACTCTCACAATATACAGTTCATACTCCGGGGTGAAACTCAGACTTACGTCAGCTGGATACGTGAGAACCTCTTCGCAAGGCTACGTATATCAAGACAATGGAAAAGATCCGATGCCCAGAATGCTAGGCTATGTGATTGGGAGATTTATCAAGAAGGGTATTCTCGGAATTTCAATCGATGATCTAGATGCCTTCATGAAGGCCAACCCTGATATGATAAAATACCTGATGGAGTTACCAAAGGTTCGAGATGGTGTTTTAAGCAGAACAGGGATTAGTGACCCATTAGGTGAATTTTACAAAAAATATGGCCTCACACCATCGATTGTTAAATGGCTTGATAAATCGACGGGTAAAAATTGGACGATTAATGAATCCACTGGAAAAATTGATGTTGCTCTGCATTTTTCATCTATGGACGCTAATAAACTGGGGTTTAGGGGTGTTAAATTTGGAGAGGTTTATGGAGATTTTGAGATTGGTGACTTAGGTCTTACCTCATTAGAGGGATCCCCGGAGAAGGTTGGGGGATCGTTTAGAATATACAGTAATTCTAAACTTACTTCTCTAAAAGGCGGACCTTTGAAGGTTGGAGGGAACTTTATGTGCGTAGAATCAGATTTATTCTCGTTAGAGGGATCTCCGTTAAAAGTTGAGGGTGATTTTACCATCCGCCCAGTACCTGCTTCCCTATTTGGAGCACCCCTAGAAATAGGTGGAGAATTCAAATTAAGTGAAAGAAGTTGGAAGGAATTTAGGATAGAGTGGAATTTAGAAGGATGGATAGAAGGATTGAAGAAATATCCAGTTCTTTTTGCTCCGTTTATTATGGATAAAGTATCCGATTTTGACCTTGATGACAAATATCTTACACCTGAAGTAATGTTTTTGATCAGAAAAAACTCTCCGGAGGCATTCGCCTCTATTTCCAAGAAGATTGGAAACGACCAGGCTTCAACAATTGCGGATCTGGGTGAGCTTGGATTTTAAAAAAATATAGATATGAAAAGAATTCCATTAGCACTTATCTCTATTCTCCTAATAGGATTACTTATCTTGTGGGTAATCCAAACACCATGAAGAATAATTATAATAGAATATTAATTCTAACGCATCCTAGAAGCGGGGGATTCAGTCTTTTGCATTGGTTGGGAAATGAATTGGGAATAGACTCATATCACGAACCTCTTTTAAAAGGGATAGACTCATTTGAATATTCAGACTCTATTTTTAATCCGAACGTGATAGTAAAAGAACATCTGGATAGTATTATAGATCTTAACCTGGATCCAATTAGATTTATTAACTCTTTTGATCTAGTGATTTTTCATACTAGGGTTAATATAGAGGGTTGTTCAATTAGCAAAATAATGCAGCTAGAGACCGGCGAATCACACGTTTCCTATACACTAGACGCCAAATGGATCTCTTTACATCAGAAGGAAATCCGTAAAGCGGGAGAAGAGCTAATTATCACACAAAAATTACTATTAGATCAAGCTTCTTTTTGTACTGCGAAAATTATCAGTACTACTTACGAGGGAATCTACGAAACAAAAAAAGATATTTCATTAATTACCGATACATTAGGAATATACGATCCCAAATGGCTAAGCGTTATCGATCCAAAAAGAAGACTGCAAAATGGGGACCCAAAATTATCCGAGCCTAAAATAAAACCAAAGCTCATTTGATTCTTTGATGGGAAAGTGAAATATACAGCCATAAAGTGCTATAATAGATAAATTATCGCCTATGTGGATTTTATTTGGTATTTGTTCCGTGATCTTAGTGCTTGCCTTCCATGTCTTGGGAGAAGTAGCAGATCAAGAGAAACGCATTAATGAATTAGAAGAAAGACTTTCCAAACTTGAGAAAGACGCAGTTAAAATCACATTTGACAATGACAGGGTTATTTAGAAGAGGAGATAGAATTAAGCGATTGATTGTGCTCATGCTATTCATAGGCATGTTGGGAATCTGGATAAAGTATATAAACATTTAAATAAAAAAAGAAAAATGAGTCAAGTTAAAATCACTACAACTAAAGGCGATATGATCGCAGATCTTTATGATGAGGCAACCCCAGTTACTGTTGCTAACTTTTTAAAATTAATTAACCAGGGATTCTATAATGGATTGAACTTTCATAGAGTGATTCCGGGATTCATGGCCCAAGGTGGATGTCCAAATAAAAGAGGCGACGGTGGACCAGGCTATACCATTCCTTGCGAGACCGGCGGGCAGATGCAGGTTCATGATCGTGGGGTATTAAGTATGGCACACGCTGGACGCAATACCGGAGGTTCCCAGTTCTTTATCTGCTTCAATCGACAAGGAACACAGCATCTAGATCACAATCATACTTGTTTCGGGAAGGTTATAACAGGATTAGATGTATTAGATCAAATTAAACAGGGTGACGACATAATTTCAATCTCGGTGATTTAGATATATAAGTGAAATAATAAAAACATGAAGTATTTAGTAGAATTTAAATCATGGGAGGATCCAAATTCGATTAGCGAACAAAACCTAACCTCTTACTACGTATGGGGATTCAAAGCAAACGATCAAGGTGCTTCTAGCGGAGACAAAGTTGGATTTGCAGCTTTAAGTTCTTTTTATGCATATAAAAAAGATGGATATCCACTAGCAAAAGGTCTAACCAAAGACATGAGTCTTTTAGACTGGATGGAGACAGACGGATTTGCTAAATGCGAAAAAAGGGTTCAAGATGCTATTGCTGATGATGAATCAAGAACAGTGATTGAAAAATTTAAAGAGAAATTTCCAGAGAAATATGCTATGTTTGTTGTGTTTGCAACCCATGATAAATTTCCAAAGGAATATAAAGATGATCCAGTACAGAGAACTGCACCATTAGATCTAGGTAAGAATTTAAAAATATATGCTGCTGATTTTTATAATAATCGCGAAACTCCAGGAGCTCCTGGAGGATCAACAGATCCTAAATCTTCTGACACCCCTCCAATATTATATCCCGAAGTTAAAATAGAAATTCCTCAAGATATTGACACTTCAGATTTCTTTGAGTTTAATAGCTGGGCGCTTTCTGAAAATTTTAAAACCTGGTTAAGCGAAAATGTGATAAATCCTTCTAAGGAAGCAATCTCTAAATTAAACCCACCAGACGGCAAACCTAAATCATATCTTAATTCTTTAAAGATTACAACCTCGTCTTCTACTATTCCAAACGGAGTTTCTCCGGAGGATAAAAAGAAACACACTTTTGCTGAACTTTCTGATCTTAGAGCAGAATCTACCATCAAGTATTTAAAAGAAGAATTAGCTAAGATCGGTGTACTGATTGATGGTGACACCAAAATAGAAAAATCTACTAAAGGTACCAATGCAGGTAAAAAATCCACAGTAGCTTATGCATCTCAGCCTGTTGGCACAGATTTAACCGGTACGTCGGGTGAGGAATGGGATAAAACCGATGCAAATAAACAAGCTCTTAAGAAATATCAGAAAGTTTCTGTAGAAGCTGGAATAATTTTTAATGACACTAAAAAGACAGAACCTGTTAAAGGAGCAGAAACTAAACCAGAACCAATCAAGGTAGATCCTAAAAAACCAATAGAGGTTAAGGAAAAAGCTTTCTTCGTGACTATTACAGCTCATAAAAAACCTAAATTTAAGCTAAAAATTGGACTTGATATTGATTGGAATAGAATATTTTATAGATTAGAAAATAAAAGAAAATGGGGATCAATGAGCTGTCCTAAGTTTTAATTATTCCTCAAAGACTAAGGTAACGTAGATTTCTTTACCCGTCGAAACTGAACTGACCGAAAAATAATTCCAAAGTGGATTGATCAAATTCTTATAATGAGAAGGAGAATCAATCCACTTTTTTATGATCTCACTTGCAAGCATGGTGTATGTAACTCGATCTGCTTCCCACATGAAATTAAATCCTGGATATTTGGATTTTAAATTTTCATAATTTTCTTTATAAATATTAAGAGGAGCTGGCGTTGTTTCATGAAACAGATTCTCTCCAAAGTGTCCTCTACCTATAACTAGTCTTATTCTTTGTGTGAAATCTAATGAATCTCTTTCGTGGGAAAAATTACCAGTCCTTTCCATATATCTTGTTTGTTCCCTTGCCACACTGTCACATCTCTCTGAAATCTTTAATCTATTAAGATTGTTTTTCCTTCTGAATCTATTTAAATCTGAGATAATAATATCCTCTAGTTTTTTACAATCTATCCTCCACCCAAGTTTATTGTCATAGACTATTCTATTGTCAATAAGGTCTGCTGCTCTTCCAAGATCCCCACTAATAATCACTACCTGGGAATTTGCTCTAATCGAGATGACACAGAAAATAATTAATATAAGCCTTTGCATGTATCCAAATATATAAAGATTCTACGAAACAAAAAAATGCAACCGGATATATAGAATCATGAGAAGAATTAAAAATTTTAGCCTTTTTATAAAAGAGGCACAGCAAATACCACTTAGTGATCCGTCAAAAGATGGTGAGATTTTTGCGGGTGTACTTGCGGCTCACAAAGACGCAAAAGAAGAGCCTAGAGGAAGTAACAAAGGTCCAGAGGTTACCAAATATTTACAAGCAGTAGGTCTTTCTGGGGGTCTTCCTTGGTGTATGGCTTTTGTCTATTATATTTTCGATGAGGTTTGTAAAAGACTTGGAAAAACAAACGGCACAGTTAAAACCGGAGGGTGTCTAAATCATTGGAATCAAGCACCAAGTGATGCTAAAATACCTGTTGATAGAGTAAAGTCAAACCCAAGCTTGATCCGTCCAGGGCAAATATTTATTATGACCCGCCCAGGAAAAGGATTAGGACACACTGGTATTGTAGTTTCTGTTAACGAGGGTGACAGATCTTTCACCTCAATGGAGGGAAACACTAACGACCAACTTAGTGGGGAAGGAGATAGAGTAGGTATCAACAAAAGAAAAATAGATGGCACCAACCTGGTTGGATTTATTGATTATTTTAAAAATAGCAGAACCCCGGAATTTGAAACTGATATCTCTAAGGCAATAACAGGAGAGGCATCAAAACTTTCGCCTTTAACTGGTGATGATGTTTATCCTGACGACGAAACTGTTGGAGGTGAGTTAGGAAAAGCACCAGATGATGCAAGTTCTACGCTTATGCAGCAGGCATTATCCAATATAGTTTCTGGTCAAAATGCTAAAGGCTCAACCCCATCAGACATAAAAACAAATTCTGATGCTAAAGAGCTTTTGAAAGAGTTAAGATAAAAAATAAAAAGACGCATAAAACGTGTGCAAAAATAATATTAGATTTTAATTATGGCAATAGTAGGCTCCTTTAGTGACTGGATAATGTCGGATAAGCATTTAACCGAGAATATTCAGGCAGCCAAGCAGTACATGTTAAAAAGATTTGCTAAAGCCAAGAAGCTTGATGTTTCTGCTATTACACCAGAGGATCAGGCCAAAATTTTTGCAAACGAAGATTATAAAATGGTTTTGGAATTAATTCAGGCCAATCCGGGTTATGCATCAACCTTTGTTAAGTTTAGATTTGATCATAATGTATCAATTGAAGAATTGGCTCAGCTATTCGAGAAAATAAAAGAAAACTCCCAGTTTTTGAAAGATCTTTCTATGCCTATTGCTGAATTCCCTAATCAGGAAGAGGTTAATGGTGTTCCACCATTCGAGGCATTAATGGACGAGTTTAATCAGATTGAAACCAGACGTAAAGCAAAGTGGATTATAAACGAACTCCCAGGGGATTTACGCAGAGCTGCTAAGGAATTACCAAAGGAGGATCTTCAGAGGTTATACAATGCTGCCACTATTATGAACGGTCTTGGCGATGTGGTTAAGATCCGTCTAATGAGTAAGGCAAGGGCATTTACAAATCCGATGGATTTTGTGGAATATACCGAGGATTATGCTAAAGGCTATCTTAATACCGACGTACAAAGTAAAATTGATAAGTTAGAGGACCTTGAACCAGAGGGATCAGTAATTTATGCAGATGAAAGGTATCTAATGTTAAGTGCACGTACAGAAAAGGCACAAAAAGAATTATGTTCAATTGCTAATTGGTGTATTAACAGAGGAAGTTTTAATAATAGAGAATATGCTGGGGGAGCTGTACAAATCAATACATTTGATTTTGGTTTACCCCCAACTAACCCGAATCACCTAATTGGAACTACGATTTCATATGAAGGTATGGTAACATATAGCCACGATATTAATGACCTAAGTGTTAAGCGAAGTAGCGACATCACTACACATTTTAAACAATTTGGCTATCCTGACAAACTAATTAATACATTAATCAGGGTTTTTCCCATGGAGGCCGCAATTAAAAAGCTTATTACAGAGCTATCCATGGACAAAAAACAACCGATCGAAATCTTAGAATTTGTAATTAAAAATAGTTATCAAGCTACTAGTAAAAATGACATGAGGGACAATACGATAGTTGATATAATTACCACTAGAATGTCGTCACAAAAGTCAGAAATCCTTGATATTTATATGAAATATGGCATAATGTCAATTCTTTCAGCTAAGTTATTTAATTCATTATTAGGTAAAAGTATCGACGAGGAAACTAAATCTGCTATTATGGAAAAAACGCAAAAGATTTTTGGGATGCTTAGATCCATACAATCAAATCCAAAGATTTTCAAACCAAATATGGAAAATTCGCTCAAAGCCGAGCCTGAAATTTTAGCATTGGTTAAATAATCATAGATATATAAATAAAATAAATCGATTATGAAGCACATTAAATTATTTGAAACCTGGGACGTAAAAGAAGAATCACAATTCATGTATGATATTGACAACTTAGCAGATCCTACTGAAGATTCATTACCAGCATACGCAAAGGATTTCGACGAAGAAACACCTGAAGAGGAGGAAGCAGACTTTAAAGCAGAGTATGATCCTTATGACTTCGAAGCAGAAGAAGCGGAAGAAGTAGAAGAGGGTGAATCAGAAGAAGAATAGTCACACATAGAGAATTAATTAAAATCCCGGCAATCCTGGGATTTTTTTTTGTTTGACCCCTAAATAATTCAATATTGATTGAATTCATTAGCCCTTTTCATCTATAATTATTATGAAGATTTTGATCACAGGAGGGGCTGGATATTTAGGCTCCGTTATCACCGGAAAGATATTAAATGCCGGTCACGAAGTTGTCGTTTTGGATAAATTGATATTCAATCAGACATCTCTATTAGTTTACACCTCAAACCCTAATTTTAGATTCATTCACGGGGATGTTAGAAATGAATCATTATTAGAAAAACTTTGCAATGAGGTTGATGCAATCATCCCTTTAGCTGCGGTCGTTGGATTTCCTGCATGTGATGCTGAACCTGAATTGGCTGAAGAAATTAACTATAAACAAATATTCAATATTTTTAAATTTACTCTAGGTAAAAATAAAAAAATTCTGTATCCTAACACTAACAGTGGATATGGCATCGGGGTAGGGCAAACCGAATGTACAGAAGAATCCCCGTTAAATCCTATATCAATTTATGGCAAAACAAAATGTAATGCTGAAGATTTATTAAAATCAAGTACTGATGCTATCATCTTTAGATTAGCAACTGTATTCGGTGTATCTCCAAGGATGAGGACAGATTTGCTAGTTAATGACTTCACATATAAAGCTATTACAGACAAATATATTGTGGTTTTTGAGAAGAACTTTAAAAGAAACTTCATTCACATTCAAGATGTTGCAAATGTCTTTCTATTTATGTTAGAAAATTACGAGAAATATAGCGGTGAGATTTTTAACGTTGGTCTAAGTACTGCAAATTTGAGTAAGCAGGAATTACTTGAAAAAATACAAAATCATGTTAAGAACTTTGCGATTTCTTATAATGACTATTACGAGGACCCAGATAAAAGAGATTATATTGTATCGAATGCAAAAATTGAATCAACTGGCTGGTCTCCTGAGTGGGATATAGATAGAGGCATAAAGGAATTGATAATGGGTTACCAAATGATTGTACCAAAAATGGGTGCAGAATTCAGAAATGGATTTCCTCTAGGATATGCAAATAATATGTAAGACGATGAGTAACAAGTGGGACGAATTTACGGAAACACCTTCAAAAAAGTTTGGATATGAGGTTCCAATCTTTACACCTTCAATCTATAGAGAATATAGGGGAGAGATCTTTACCACATTTCATTCGGAAGAACATCCGGTAATGAAACATATACATTATGATAAGAATGAGATCAGTATACACGGAAGATTTTCAAAATCATATAAGGGTGTATTGAGAGGATTACATTATGATAATAAGACATGGAAATTAGTTCAAGCAGCAGTTGGTGATATTTATTTGGTTGTGTTAGATATGAGAAATCAGTCACCAACTTACGGAGATTGGGAATCTTTTATGATAACAGAAAAAGACAGAAACCAAGTTCTTATTCCACCAGGATTTGCTAATGGACACTATGCCTTAACAAATTGCATGTTTCATTATAATTTATTCTACAAAGATGGATATGTTGATGCTGGTGAGCAGGGTGTGGTTAAATGGAACGATCCTGAGTATCAGATGGAATGGCCAACAGATAAACCAATATTACAAAAAAGAGACCGATGATAAAAAATTTAGAAAAATATCCTATTGTTACGGATCCAATATACACCAAAGAGGATTTATCAAAGTTTGAAAGGTTAATTGCTGATCACTGGGAGGCAGGAAAAATCAAAGGACCGGTACACCTAAGCGGAGGTAATGAGAATCAATTAATCGAAATTGGAAAAAGAATTAGATCAACCGATTGGGTTTTTTCGACATGGAGATCACATTATCATGCTCTAATTAAAGGAGTATGTCCGGTTTGGCTGGAAGAGGAAATTATAGCAGGAAGATCTATCACAATAGTAAGTCAAGAAGAAAGATTTTATGCGTCTGCTATAGTGGGAGCTATAATTCCTATAGCAACCGGCGTTGCTCTTTCTAATAAGAGAGAAAATCGCAACGATAAAGTTTGGTGCTTTGTTGGTGATATGGCTTTTGAAACTGGCGGATTTTATGAGATGCATAAGTATGCTAAAAATCTAAATCTCCCAATAGTGTTTGTTGTTGAAGATAATCACGTTTCAACCAATACTCCAACAATAGAAACCTGGGGAGGGATTAAAAGAGAAATCCCAGATAATGTTATCTGGTATGAATATGAAAAAGAATGGCCTCATTACGGAACTGGTAAATGGGTGGTTTTTTAACTAATAAAAATAATAATATGAGTCAACCAGAATATACACCTTACAAAGATGCTCTAACCAATTCGATGACATTCCTCGGAGAGCAACCAGATACCGTTTTTATCGGACAACAGCTTCTGTGGCACGGAAATCCTATGAGTACTACAATTGGTAACGTTCCAAGGGATAAGATGATCGAGGTTCCTGTAATGGAAGAATCTCAAATGGGCATGTCCCTAGGAATGGCAATGGCTGGAGATTTTGTTATCACATTTTATCCTAGATGGGATTTTTTAATTTGTGCAACGAATCAATTGGTAAACCACGTTGATAAGATAAATTTAATGAGCCAGGGAAAATGGGATACTAATATGATAATTAGATTAGGAAAAGGATCAGATAAACCACTAGATCCTGGACATCAGCATAGAGGTAATTATCTGGCAGAATTTAAATCGATGTGTCCAAATATTAATTTTCATGATCTTAATAAATGGAATGATATTGAAGAGATCTATAAGAGTGCATATGAAAATGGAGGTATTCATGTTATAGTAGAATACCCCGAATTATATTACATTCAATAATTACCAGCTAATTTCCCAATCGCTAAAGTCTGCGGCTAAGCAATCGATTTTATAGTCTTTTCTTCCTCCTACTATTTCTTGGATCTTGTTCTTTGCCGTATTTCTTATCCCGTTTAATCCGTGGGTAAGTTCTAGGTTATTTCCGTCTCTTATTCCCCTTCGGTAATTTGATTCATTATGCCAGATGTGAAGATTCATTTGTGAAAGAACCACTATAGCTCTGATTGTGTCTGCAGTTACTTTTTCGCTGGAATCTAGCAAAATCTGAATATCATGGACAATGTCCTTAATTTCCTCTGAATATTCATCTTTATGCTGAGAGATAAAAACTTCTTTTAACTGTGAAATGCTTAACCTGTCGACCAATTCTGCCAATGTGGGTAGATATTTTCTTTCTGCCATGTTTTTTTATTATTTTAGTTTATTTGAGGTCCTTTGTTTCTGAAAGATTGATTTATGTATCTGATATATAGAATCAATGAAGCATTTAAAAATATACGAGTCTTACTCTGACGGCGAAAAGATAACGCTCACATCAAAACAAAACAGGGATATTATATTCACTGTCAAGGGGGGAAGAATAGAATCTATTGAAAATAACGCAGGCCTTAGATTTCCATATTCCGCGGGCCAATCATACAATATGGGGATGAAAACCTGGGCATGCAACAATGGGTTTAAATGGAACGGAGAAGATCCTTGCCCAGAAGAGAAACTATTTGGAATTAGAAAAAAAGATATACCACAGGGACATGAACTAAGAATGATGTTTCCACATAAATTTAGAAATTAATATGAGATACTTAAAACAATTTTCTGGTTTCGTAAATGAACAAGAGACAAAAGAGAAAGACCCAATGAAAGATCCTACTGGCACAGGGGGATCAATGCTAGATACATTAAAAAGTGCTGCTGAGATAATTAAGGGGGCAGGATTTGGTGATTTCTTAGGGGGTGATTCCGAAGGCGGAGTTACATCATGGGGCGAAAGATTACAGGGAAGTGGTGCTAAAGTTCCTTCTGCAGAGGATGTTAAAAAGGGTGTGGAGGCAGTAAATCAAGCAATGGACAGACACGAGATTACTGATAAAAATATGAGAGCATCCATTCAGGGTGTTATTGGTAAAGAGTGTGGTTGGGCACCACGGAACGAGGTTCCTTATACTAATACTAGTAATGATAGAATTAGAAAAATTTTCGGTAGAAGAGTCTCCACCTTGAGTGACGCTGAGCTTAATGCCTTAAAAGCTGACACTAATAAATTTTGGGATAGAGTTTATGGTCCAGATGATCCTACCGGGGCTTCTCAAAAGATGGGAAACACCCAACCAGGAGATGGGTCAAAATATGCTGGAAGAGGATTTAATGGAATTACTTTTAAAGCCGGATATGAAAAAATGCAAAAGCTCTATAACGAAAACGGAAAACTTGGAAAATCAATAAACTTTGTTTCCAATCCCGATGCCTTAAACGACTTGGATGTTGCAGCAGAAGTTGCGGTACTTTATTTTGTAGAGAATTTAAAAAACCCTAAAGTTAAATCTATGTATGGGTCTAACGATCCTAACGAATTTCCCGATAAAGATGCAGCACTTAAAGCGGTCTTTCACGTTAACGCTGGACTGGGCAACGATTTAAGTAAGCCTATATTCCAGGAAACTCTAGCAAAATCGACTGCTTTCAGAGATGATATGCTAGCTAAAAATATGGTTTAATATGTTATTATCAGAACACCTTCAATTTCACATCGACAACAGAATCTGTATTGCTGAATCAATATTCAGGCCGGGCAGCAATTCTCATATTACCCTATTAAAAGAAGCTAGAGGATTATATCTTTCTGGTAATCTTTATGTCGACAGATCAACATCTCTTCTTTTTGAAGCAACAGACCTTGGTTTAATTGGCGTATACGAAGGCGTAACAGTTCCTCTTGATATGCCATTGGAAATTTTAGACGAAGCCGAATACCACGGAAAGAATGTGAAATTAGGATACCCTATGAGGGGTGGAACCAAAAAATTCTATGTCTATGTTAAAAAAGATAATGGCAAAGTAATTAAGGTTCAATTTGGAATACATGGAATGTCCTCTAAAGTAAGTGATCCTGAAAGAAGAAGAAGTTTTGCAGCTAGACATAAATGCAAGGAAAAGAAAGATAAAACCAAACCAGGATATTGGGCTTGTAGAATAAATCGATATGCTCATATCTGGGGAGGAAAAACTTATCCGGGATTTTGGTAGATATTAAACCATATATTGACACACACTCCGAGGATTTTATAATTAGAAAATTCTCCCAGGAGATAGATCCAATAGAATTGATGTGGCACCGGGATCTAAAAAACAGAAGTGTTAGAACTGTAGAGGGTAATGACTGGAAAATACAGATAGAAAACGAACTTCCTAAATCTTTCGATTCTGTAATAATACCCAAATTAACATGGCACAGGGTTATAAAAGGATCTGGTGATTTGGTTTTGGAAATAAAAGAATGGGAATAAATGAAAAAGAGAGAACTTGAAAAAATGGATCCTGCTGATAAAAAGGCTATGAGAAAAGCAGCTGCGAAGATCATGGGGGATAAAATAATTCACGAAAAAAAGATTAGAAAATCCGAAGAAAAGGAAGAGGAATCTACTGAATAATTCGCGTGTTCGCGTTTTTGATATATAAGGGATATGAAAGAAGAAAAATCTATCAATCCCTTTTTAAGTGGGGAGAAAAACCCAAATTCCAAGTTAACGGAATCAGAGGTTCAAGAAATCAGAAAAATTTATAAATCAGGGTCTGTTACTATGATCCAATTGGCAGAAAAATTTGGAATGTCAAGAAGGAGCATTTCTGCAATAGTAAACAAGGATAGATGGAAACATTTAGATTCTTAGAAATATAAATTTAAAATAACCGATGTATATACTTGGGATCTCTGCATTTTACCACGATTCTGCAGCATGTCTGTATAGAAACAACACTTTGCTAGGTGCAGCAGAGGAGGAAAGATTCACTGGAATCAAGGGGGATAGCTCGTTTCCAACTGAAACCATTAAATGGCTACTCAAGTCTAATAGAATATCAAAAAAAGATATAGACGTTGTTTGCTGGTACGAAAACCCGATAAAAAAGAGGGAAAGAGTAATCGAGACATTCAGAAAAAACCCAATTAAAAATATAGGGAGAATCTTAACACACTTATTTAGTGAAAAAAAGAAATCGATCGAAGAGATTTTATTAGAGGAGCTTGGATTTTCTAAAAAAATTCATTTTGTTGATCATCACCTATCCCATGCATCTTTAGCATATTTCACTTCTAATTTTTCCGAATGTAATATAGTAACAGTTGATGGTGTTGGTGAAAAAGAGACAGTCACTATTTCTAGGGCAAAAGAAAACCGAATAGCAAAATTACATTCAATAAGTTATCCGCATTCGCTAGGTCTTTTCTATTCTGCATTCACCGCTTTTTTGGGATTTAAACCTAATGAGGGGGAATATAAGGTTATGGGTTTAGCTTCTTATGGTGATCCGTCTATTTATTATGACTCAATTAAAAAAACCATAGATTACAGGGAGGATAAAATCATAGTAAATATGAAATATTTCTCATGGAATTATTCAGATAGAATAATGTTTAACCAAAATCTCCCTATTCTTCTTGACGTTCCACCAAGATCTCCCAAGGATGCCATAGAAACTCACCACAAGCATATAGCTGCCTCCGTTCAAAAGATCTATGAAGAAATATTGATGGAGGTAATAAAGTTTAGCTACGAGCTTAATACCACTAGTAATTTATGTTTAGGAGGTGGATGCGCTTATAACGGTGTAGCAAACTCTAAAATATCCTCGGCTTCTAATTATAAAAACGTTTGGGTACCGCTATCACCGTCAGATGGGGGATCAGCTATAGGTGCATGTCTTCATTATATAAATGTAGTAAAGGAATGGAAAAGAAAAGGATCATTTGATGCATATCAGGGTCCATCTTTTGAAAGGGAGGAGGTGGAAGCATCCATTAAACCTTTTGAAAAGAGTATTAATTACGATCATCTAGATCCAACAGATCTTGTTTTTAAATGCTCAAATCTTCTTAATGAGGGAAATGTTATAGGATGGTTCCAGGGTAAAATGGAGTTTGGTGCAAGAGCATTGGGAAATAGATCTATTCTAGCCTCTCCTCTTTATCCGCACATGCAGGACAGAATAAATTCAGTGATAAAGAAGAGAGAGATGTTTAGGCCGTTCGCACCTTCCGTTACCTTTGATGCGGCATCTAAATTTTTTGAAATAGAAGGTCCTATTCCGTATATGAATATGGTAGTAAAGGTTAAAGAGGGGTGGGATTTACCAGCAATAACACACGTGGACGGAACAGCAAGAGTACAAACAGTAACCCCTTACGAAAATCCAAGATTTTATCGCTTATTAAAAACATTTGGCGAGTTATCTGGATATCCCATATTACTTAACACCTCTTTTAATTTCAAAGATCAAACAATAACATTATACCCGAGGGATGCTATAATAAGATTCTTAGATTCTGAAATGGATTTCTTAGTTTTAGGAAATTATTTAATCTCAAAAAAATGATAAAAAAACAGGTATTGAGCCAATGTGAAACAATGATGTACGATTATTCTGACAAAGAATATAGTAAATGGACTTGCGATATGAGGGACAGAAGGGGAATAAAAGATTTGGGAAGCACCGCTATAGATATATTTGATCTTGATAAAAGGCATGTTAAGCCCATCTACCTATCAGCAAGAACTTTCACTGAAGGAACTACTGTAACCTCTAAATTTAGGTTACTTCTAAATAACAGGGATTTTTTAAAATTTACTTCAACCGAAATAACATCATTGAATGAAAGGGACGATCTAGAACAAATTAGACCTATTTATAAATTTACGATAAATGGGAATGCTATTAACTTTAAAGATTTCGGTCTCAGAGATAGATTCTTAAGTGGAAATATAACACTAGAATTCATCAGAGATTTTTACTTTAATTATTGGATTCCTTCGGAAAATGGTAAAAATTAGATATTAATCTTTTGAAACTTTTTATTTATTTAGGGATAGATATCATATTATGATTATAATAGACACAACAAAATACGGATCTATAGATCAGGCATTAAAGGTTTATAAGAACAAAGTATCTAAAACTAAGCTTATTAATCAACTGAGGGAAAGACAAAGCTATACAAAGCCATCAGTTAAGAGAAGAAAGGAAGTTTTAGATGCGGTTTATAAACAGGGAATGATCGATGCATCTAATGGATAACCAATAATACCTAAGAGTATGAATTCAGGGAAAGAAAAGTGTGTTACGTGTGGAATACACACAGAATATAATGTATCTGACCATATCGATATAAGATATGGATACGTTGAGGGAATGGGACAGTTATGCACGTCATGCTACCAGGGATCCTCAAGATCCCATATAATGATAGATCATCGGGTCATCTTGGATACACCAAATGACATGGAACTTGGTAAAAAAATAAGATCTTCCTATTTTAGAGAAACAGGAATGAATCCAACTATATCTTTTGAGAAAATATCTATTGATAGATAAATGAATGTCGAAAAAGTTACCCTCATCTTTAATAGAGTTTTTAAATAAATTTGTCTCCGGATCCTGGACCATTACACAAGAAGGTTCAGTTTTAATAAATGGGGATTTTGATTGCTCAAATGGTTTAAAGCCAGAACAAAAAGCTCTACCTAAAGTAGGAATTAAAAAAATCACTGGCAATTTTAATTGCTCTAATAATAATCTAGAATCTCTTATAAATTGTCCGGAAGAGATCGGGGGATCTTTCAGATGCTCTTCTAATAAATTAAAATCCCTAAAATATTCTCCAATAACAGTAGGATCAAATTTTGATTGCATGTATAATCAGATAGAATCTCTGAGGGGATGCACGAAAGAAATACCTGGAAATTTTATAGCAGATTTTAACGAATTAACCTCGTTAGAAGAAGGACCTATTAAGGTCAGTGGCGATTACAGAGTAACTGTTAATAAATTAATTTCTCTTAGCGGATCACCTAGAGAAATAGGAGGATTTTTCCAGTGCGAAAATAATATATTAACCTCTTTAATTGGAGGTCCAAAAATTGTTGGTAAATTGTATAATTGTTCGGAAAATAGACTTGAAACACTAAAAGGATCACCGAATAAATTAAATGGGAAATTTATATGTTCCAATAATAACTTACGTTCTCTTGAGTTTGGCCCATCTATCGTACTCGGAGATTTTGTGTGTAATAATAATTCATTAGAAAATCTTAAGGGGTCCCCTAAAATATTAGGATCTGGTTTTAATTGTTCTTCGAATCTTTTAAATTCTTTGGAGGGATTACCTTTAATGAATCCCGAAAATTTAGTACTTTCTGCTAATACGGTTTCGGAAAAAACCCTAAATCTCCTTGCAAAGGACGTTTCCACAGGTACGCCATATAATGTTGCAATTGCTTTATCTTGGGATCTTATCGATTATAGGGACCAAGAGCATCTAAGTAAATTTTTAGATTACATGGATGTCTCTAATTACATTTCAGGCAGCTACTCCAAGGATCCTATTAAGATAACGAAGATCTACGAAAGGCTTCCTGTTCATATAAAACAAAGGGTGATCAAAGAGATCTCCAAGAGAAATGATAATAAGTCCCTTCAAAAATCGATGGGCAACGTATCTGATTTAATACAAGCGGGTATACTTGATGATATCTAGTACCTAATTCCTACTACTTTTTAGACTTCTTTGCTTTTGTAGTATCAACCTTAGTGTTCTTAGCTACTGGTTTCTTAGCTACTGGGGTTTTAACCGCTGGCTTCTTAGCGACCTGCTTTTTAACCGCTGGTTTTTTAACCTCTGCTTTCTTAGATGCTGGCTTTCTAGTTTTTTTAACAGGCAGCTCTACAGAATACTCAACTTCCAGATTAGCCAAAGGCTCTATTTTTTCTGGTGCTTCTTGTACTTTAGGCTTATCCTTTTTTATCTTATTTACGTAAATTAAGTACAAAGAACATATTGCGACTGCTAATATTAATATTCCCATAATTGTTGTTATTTAATTTATATATTCAAAAGAATATGGGGTTTCCTTAAAAATTCCTCCGTACTGAAATATTTGGGAAATAATAACTACAATTTTAAAC